AATAGTATATAGGGGATAGTACTTAGAATGTATAAGGGGCTATTAATGATCTTTAATAGATTTTAATTGATCAATAAACCCAATAAAACCGCGCTTCTATTCTATTGTAGAGGGGTAAATAGTGGGTATCAGGGGCTGAAGAAATCAAAAATCCTCTGTAATGCCCTGGGTTGCCTGTAAAATTTTACATATGACCAATCATACCAAGCTATACACAAAACGCTCTCTGTGGCCATCCTGCGAGACTTTTTATATTGGTATTTATGGAACAAAACAAGAACATGGGTTGGCTGCATAACTGGCACAAAAAAAACCCCGCCAAAAGCGAGGTCATAAGATAATAAATTTTATTATATATTTAAGATAATACGATGAAAAAACACGTTAATAGGAAAGTTGTAATTGATATTAAAAGCAAGTTGATCATATCCATTAAGAATTGTTTTGATTGTAAGTATTTAAACATATTAAGCGCCACCCGCAAAAATGAGATTAGCAAGCATTGCTTCATCCTCGTATGAATACTCTGTTTCTGTTACAATATCAATTTTTTTAGGTTGTAACGCATCCATGCGAGATTTTTTATCTTGTAAGACAACAAAGCCACTACTTAAAAACTCTTGATAGCCTTTCGACTTTTTAAGCTTAAGCCCCACAATTTTATCATTAGAGTATAAAGCATTATCAATGTCGGATATATCGCCGTCAATAACTTCGCGCCCTAAAAAGGTTTTTGGTAGGTGTTTCTCAAATACTACGGCAATAGGGTTATTATATTGTAAGGCAATTTCTACTTGTTTTTGATATGTTGCTTTACCGCTATAAGAAAATATAACTTTATAGTTATGCAACTTGTTAACATCCTTTAAACGGCGCGCGCGTTTGGTATAGTCAATAAATAATATGTTAGGATGTTTAACAATTATGTCTGTTAATTCGTAGGCTATATCCGATATAGTGTTCAATCTTACAGTAGGGATTACACCTTGCTTTTTACAAGTCTTTTCATAATTGGTTAATTCTTTATGAACTTGTGCAATAAATAAATCTTTATAATTCATATAATAATCTGACCTTAATGACCGCGCTTTATCAACCGATGACATGGCGCCGCGCCCGCTATTAACAAGACAAAGATTTAAACAGCCCGCCGCTTTTGATGCGGGACAAAGTGTTAGGTTTGGTTTCATGCTAAGGCTAGCAAGTCTAAAATCTTTATTGTGTTTATTAGATTTTAAAACCTTTGTATTAGTTGAGTTAGTTGAAATAATTGAATTGCGTTTAAAATATTGTTTAATATTTGTCATAATCTTAATCCTTTTGTTTATAATGGAATTAAATTACCACAATGAAAGTAAATATCAAGTTAATTTATCCCCCCCCCCTTATATATATTTATTAATTATTTGACTGGTGCAAATGCGCAACATCTCAGACAAAGCAGGATGTTCACCTTTTGTTCCCGGCGACCCCACCCAACCATCTCACATATATTTCTATGTTTAACTTTATATATACATCACCACCTATTTTTATATCCCCATTTTTTTTCTTGAATTTTTTTTGCCCTGTGGTAATTATACAACAGATGATGCCGCGCGTTCAAACAATATTGAAGCCTCGCACCTCGCCTTTTGTTAGGGCTTATGGGGGTATTGTGTCATTTTTTTTTGGAAAAATTTTTTATGAAACCTTGTAAGTCATGTACTAGTCCTAAGACCTGTCAGAAGATGGGTAAGTGTAGAAAGCGATCTAGTAAGCGTAAATCAAGCGGTTATAAGATGTCTGGGTATTAGTATATTATGTTTGGTAGACCTGGCTTAGATAGATTTAACAGACCTAATGGCAACTTAACCAATGGTGGTAGGCAGAATAACATGGGTTTTGCCCCTTTGCAACGTGCTACAAGGCAACCCGGTGGTAATGGTGGTATGATGCGCCAGCAACAACCTATACAACAACGCCCTATGCAACAAGCGCCAAAACAACCTATAATGCAAAATTCTGTGCCAGAATATATTAAAACAGCGCCAAGTGTTGCACAAATGCCACAGATATCACAGCCTATGCAGCAAATGCCTGTAACGCAACAGCAAATACCTAATCAAATGCAGCCGATTAGACAATATAAACAACCACAGCCAATGTTAACTAACGATGTAATACCTGTAGCACCTAAGATGCCACAATACAGTATGCCTACAATGCCTGATAAACAGCCTATTATGCAAGATTATATGCCATTTGCGGGTAATAACAACGCATTTAACAACTACAATCGCATGATGCAGCAACAAACATTAAACAATCAGTTAAGAGGACTTGGACAGATATCTGATGCAGAATTGAGGCAACAAAATGGGTTTTAAGCCGGGACATAAAAAAACAGGTGGCCGCAAAAAAGGCACGCCTAATAAACAACCAACGCTATTAAAAGATGCTATTTTAGAAGCTGCGATCAAAACAGGCGGTGGTAAAGATGGGCTTGTGAAGTATTTACGTGAACGTGCAGAAGAAAACCCTGCCGCTTTTATGACGTTGCTAGGCAAAGTATTGCCAATGCAAATAGCTAATGATGATAGCGGTGATCCATTTAAAATTATTAACCAAATACAGTTGACAGCACCAAAAAGTGACAGCGATTAACATAGAATTACCGCCCAAGCTTATACCTGTATTTGAAGGTAAAGCTGATTTTAGGGGCGCATATGGCGGCAGAGGCAGTGCTAAGACACGTAGTTTTGCCATGATGACTGCTGTAAGAGGTGCAATGCTTGCAAGTAATGGCGAAAGTGGACAAATACTTTGCGCTCGTGAGCAGTTAAACAGTTTGAATGATAGTAGTTTTGCCGAAGTAAAAGCAGCTATATTAGGCAATGAATGGCTGTCACAATGTTATGAAGTAGGTGAAAAGTTTATAAGAACTAACCCTAAAATGCCAGGGCGTGTTGATTATAGCTTTAGCGGACTAAGACATAACCTTGAAAGTATTAAGTCAAAAGCGCGTATTATGCTGTGCTGGATTGACGAAGCAGAACCTGTAAGCGAACTAGCCTGGAGTAAACTGCTCCCTACAATTCGTGAAGAAGGCTCTGAAATATGGGTAACATGGAACCCAGAACGCAAAGGTAGTGCTACAGACCAACGCTTTAGGCTTGAACCGCCTAACAGCAGTAAAATAGTACAAATGAACTGGAAGGATAACCCTTGGTTTAATAAAACGCGATTGGCTAATCAACGCATAGAAGACCAAGAAAAACGACCTGATAGCTATGAGTGGATATGGGAAGGCGATTATGCCAGTGTGCATGAAGGCGCATATTTCTCTAAACTATTAGCGCAAGCTGAACGTGATAAACGCATAGTTGATAGTTTACCTATTGACCCTGCATTGCCTGTATACGGATTCCACGATATTGGTGGCTCTGGTGCTAAGGCTGATAGTTATACTATTTGGTTAGCGCAATTTGTAGGTGACTGGATACACGTACTTGACCATTATATAGCACAAGGTCAGGTGTTAAGTTATCACATTAATGAGATGCGTAGACGATGGCCTCACGCTATAATGCAACTACCACATGATGGTGTTAATGAAAATAGTTGGACAGGCAAAAGAATAGAAGATCACTGGAGAGATGGTGGGTTTGAGGTGCTAAAACCATTAACAAACCAAGGTAAAGGCGCAGCAATGCAACGTGTTGAAGCTGTAAGACGCATACTACCTAAATGTAAGTTTGTTAGAGAGAAAACACAGGCTGGCCGAGTATCACTTGGTTGGTATCACGAAAAGCGCCCTGCTGATGGACGTGACATAGGACTTGGCCCTAATCACGATTGGTCATCACATGACGCTGATAGTTTTGGATTAATGGCAATAATGTCAGATAGATTTGTTAGACGTAAAGCAAAACCACTGATAATGCCTAATTACGGAAGTGCAATATAATGCAAGAATACAACGCAGACATATTTGACGACGATGAAAACAACACTGCTGACGGCGTAGACGATACGGGTGATGATGATGTGTTATCTATGGTACGTGCTGAGTTTGAACAATCTATTGGTATGTCACATGACAGTGACTTAACAAACAGTCGTGAAATAGCATTACGTTATTACAATGGTGATGTGTTTGATGTGTCTGTATTTGGACAGCGCAGTAAAACTGTAAGTACAGATATTGCTGATAATGTTGAATCTATACTGCCTGACCTTGTAGAAATATTGTCAGGTGAAGATGTAGCTGTATTTCAACCTGTAGGTATGGAAGATGAAGAAGCTGCACAACAAGAAACAGACTACATAAATCATGTGTTTTTTGAACAAAACAATGGGTTCCAGGTGCTATATGACGGCATAAAAGAAGCATTATTGCTTAAAACAGGTATATTT